TACAAAACGTGCTTCATACGTCCAAGATTTCTCATAATAACTCTAAACACTATCTCGTGCAATAAGGTATTATCATTAGCAGTAGCGGCCCAGCCGCTTTTCATGCCCTGAACAATGTAGAAAACATAGCCAAGGGGCATGACGACTGAACATCTAATCATCTTATCTAACAACGTGAGAAATCTCCAACGAAATCGCAAGGGAGCATTGACTTCTTCTAACAAACTGGTATAAAACCTTTCCAGACAAGCCAGCAAACGAGGATGTAACTTAGTATCCCATCCACTTACGTCAACAGAAACATAACGGAAACCTTTAGGCGCAAAACCACGATCAGCTTCCATATATGCAGCGAGCTTATTAGCACCGCAATTCATCCAAGAAAATCCAACACCGCACCATTCAAAGCAGCGGTTCATGAACCTTGACCAGGGCTGAAGCAATACTAACGCAACGAGGAGATACGCATAACCAGCATAAATGATCAAACGACCAGCATCATCGTCACCAACCTTTTGCATACGAGCGCGTCCGGTGGTATACCATTTATGGTCTGATACATAGCTAGAAAAAGCGTCATCATCGTGCATAAGCTCAGAAGCTACGTATTCGGCATCACTTTGGACGTCACGCTTCTTCTTACCGGGTTGATAAGGATAACCAGCAGCTGAAGAATGATCGATCTGAATACCAGAAAAATCACATGTATCAACAAGTGACTTGACAGTGTCAGACATCGATGCAAACTCATTCACGTGCTGTTTAGCCTCAAACAGAATACTTCTGGCAACGGAGTCCAGTTCTTCATCTGTAGCTTCAAAACGATAAGGTGTGGCGTATTTCTCCAAATGCGCTAACCGCAAAGGAAGAGTAGGATTAGTCCTTTTATATGTAGACATAGCAGTAGCCATCTGCCGTGGAAAATACTTATCATACATACGTTTCAAAAACAAATCCACAGGATGCAGCACACCGCCGGCATTAGGTAGCATGATGGTAGTTTTCGACCACAATAATTTAGTAGTGGCAAAAAATTCCGCATACACGCTGACAGCCTTCTTCTTCAGCATAACATAATCTGACATCTCAAAATCAAGCCCAAAAAGCCTGAGAACAGTCAGAAAATTCAAATAAGCCGAAAAAGATACATCGAAATCTTCCCTGGATCCATACCAACGAGCTTCTCTGTTAAGAATCCTGACATAATACTTAAGGATATACCAACAGATTATGACAACAAACGGATCAACGGTGTAACGAGGTCTTTTCACCGATTCCCCGGAATTTGCAAAGTCTTTCGAATTCATGATACTAAAAGGACAACGTTGTTCCAAAATAATATACAATCTCAAAA